AGCCTCGTTAGTATAAGAGCTATCATACCCAACCATAGCCAAAAACTTATTATTACAAATCATTAGTGATCCGTTGGCTTGAGTCATAGTGTGCCAAGTAGCGGCGGCTAAGTTGATTTTAGGCCAAGCAGAATAAGTAACTCCATTTTTTAGAGTTGGTTGAGCAAAAGCTAAGTAATTTCCGGCCGGGACAGTAATGATTGAGTTTCCGGCGTCACCGACTGTTTTAGCAGTCACCGTCATTGTAGAAGAACTTGCTTTGGCGGCTGTAACCGTGGGATGAACCAGAGTACCGGTAGAGTAATTTGTTCCTATTGTTGCGGCTAAAGTAATTGCTTTGACTAAATTATCAATGGCGGCTTCGGCATTAGCACCGATTAAGACCTCATTGGCAATTGTAGAGGGAGAAGTAGTTAAGGTGGTTCTAAAAGTATAAGTAACTGATCCGATTGTGATGGTAGATCCCGAAGCTGGAGTCCCGGAGACAGTTAGTGTCCCGGAAGCGGCCACGGAAGCCACGGTGGCGTCTACATCAGTTGTCCAGTTGCTTCCCGGAATAACTTTGCGGTGTAATTTTGTTGAAGTTGTCCAATAAAGATAAGTATTTGACGGATCAAACCACTCGTAAGCTCCGGTAATTTCTCCATCTCCATCCGTGTAAACTAAAGACCAAACGGCGGCAGAGGTTCGTTTATAGATTTTCCCTCCATCACCAAAACCATAAGTATCTCCGGTGGAAGAGTTGACAAAAAAGTTGATAAGGTCGGTGACAACGGTGTCAGCACCGGTCGCACCAGTTCCATCAGCTACCAGAGCTTGATTACAAACTAAAACATCATCTATTCCCCGAATATCAAGATTTTTTCCTCTCTTAAATGAGCCATAAATTCCCCGATCTTCGTAATCAGATTTGCCACCCTTAAAAGATTTCAGCTCATATTTCATATATAATTAAATATACCACCTAGCCGATGGTATAGGTTAAACTTTTAACGATACCGTGAGTTTCCTCAACTTTGTATTTATAGGTGTAAGTTGTGCCTTTGGCCGGATATTGGTTAGCATAAATAGTACCCTTAGAAGCATATTGATTAGTAAAGATTGTATTATGTCTATGATAAAGTTCTACATCTTCATTATTTTTAATAATATGGTAACTTAGCCGTAATCCTATACTTTTAGTTTGAAAAACAACAGAATATGTTAGAGTTTTTGTGATTGCCGGAGAAATCAATACCGAATATGTTAATGATTTTGTTTGAGATTTAGTTAAAACAATTCGGTATCTTAGATATTTTTCACCGTTACCGATACCATCAAGTGTGATTTTAAAACCATCCTCTTGAAGAATATAAAAATCATCTTCCTGTTGTAGCCGGTAGGTAAATAATTTATTAGGAGTAGAAACAATACAATATTTTAGAGATTTAGTAATTGTCGGCTTAGAAACGATGACAGTATATTTAAGATCCTTAGTAATAGCCGTAACCGGCGAGACAATCATATAAACAAGCCCTTTTTCAATGGCCGCAACTGGTGAAACAACGGTATATTTTAAAGATTTTCCGATCGCAGTAGGAGCTTGACTAACAGTATAGATTAGAGTCTTTTCTACCGGGGATTGAGTAATTTTGACGGTATAGGTAAGATCCTTGTCTACCTTTACAGTAATTGTACTTTGGACAACGTATTGGAGCGACTTAGTAACCTCGGTATAGGTATATCCGTCAAGTAAAATCTTATCTGTTGTCTCTTGGAGTAGAAACTCGCCTGTTTCTTGGAGTAGTCTGTAATTTGCCATTGTGATTGTATTCTTTGTTTAGGCTCATTGTATTGAGGGCTTTAATTTTTATTTTTTTAATTTACATTTTCTTTAATTGTTTCCACTTTATTGGCGATGACTGCAATATCTATGCTTATTTGATTGTTAGTAGTAGGTTTTTTCATAGAAGGAATTTAAGCATTAGAGTTCGGCAGAAAAAATCATAATTCTATTCTGATTATTGTCAGCAGTAAGAGAATAAGGTCTATATTGTGTTAAACCAGTTGCAACCTCACATCTTATTGATGGAGAAATGACAGAATTAGCACTACTTTGGATTGAAATAGCGGTTAAATCAGTCGGAGTAGTCGCTCCATCAGTTAAATACCAATCGGTTGCCGTTGCTGTTAATATTGGGTCAATTCTCATTGGTATTCCTAAACTAAGAGAAATTAAAGCTATGGTTGTTGTAGCCGCACTTCCAAACCCGACAGAAAACCCTGATTGTGTACCAGCATTTAATACATTACAATACCTCTGACACGCTCTTAATTCTTCTTCAAAACTCTTTGGCATAAATGGTAGAGCTACATCACCAGCACAGAGTTGGACTTGGGTAATTTCAAAGTAATTAGTAGTCGTTCCACTTCCAGCGTGAGTAAAAGCAAAAGACACCCCTATTTGGGTAATGTCAGAAGCTATTGCCGCAGTAGTAGTACAGGTGAATTTCACCCAACTTGTAGTAAGAGTATTGTTTTGAGAAACTCCATCAGCGGAAGTCGTAAAAGCTAATACTTTTTGGTCTGCTCCTTTACCAGTAACTATTTTAGAAACTAAAGTAGCATTATCAGCCACAAATTGAGCTCCACCACGAGCATAAAAAGATAAAGTAACTTTTTTACCTCTAAATTTAATACTGTCTTGACTTTCTAAGGCTTGGCTAAAAGTTAAAAGTTCATCTACATCACCAACCATTTTTACCCTAGCACAGTAATAAGAACCGTTTACCCCAGTTCCGTCTTCTCTACTTACCGTTTTATCAGTTCCAGCTGTAGCAGTTTCACAATACCATCTATCGGCGGTATAGGCGTTTGCCGCAGTCATCGCCACACTCGTTCCTCTCTGCCATACATCAAAGTTTCCATTGATTATGGCTTGACGAGAAAGAGAGTTGTTAAAAGCTGGTACATTAGCTAAAGAGGTTAGAAACTTAGCGTCATCTGTTCCGGTTACATTTTCGGTGGCGGTGGCCTTTACTGGTATGGCGGCTGTTTTAGCATAACTACTATCTTCAATAGCTTTTGAAGTCACATATTTGGCGTCATCAGTTCCGGTATCAACATCAGATCCACTAGCTTTTGATAAAATAGCACCGTATAAACTATCAAAATAAGTTTTTAAAGTTGCCTTAATATTTGCCCAAGTAATATGTTTGGTTATTCCATTGGTGCTATCAACTATTGGGACTAAATCAACATCAACTGCTGGAGTATAAGCTGTGAGTTCCGAAATCTTTTTATCTGCCAATTAGACCTCCTGTGGTCAAAGCTCTTTCGGCCGACCAATGATAACTTATAATTCTTTGACTTAGTGTTCTTCTTTTAATTCCTATATATTTAGCCCAATTAGTAATTGTGTCGCAAATCCCCATATATTTAATTTTAGTTGCCCTTTCAATGTTTCTACTATTCAAAGCCTGTTCTTTTTTTGTTGCCCAACGGCAATTTTCTTTAGAATAATTACCGTTATTATCAACTCTATCTAATGTAGTATTTTCTCGGCAAGTTTCGGCCATATCATTAAAAAAACCACCAAATGTATTCCACTTTTCACAAACAGTAATTCCTCTACCACCATATCTATTCCAATTAGTGTCTTTGGGATTGCTACAACGACTTTTCATATTTGACCAAACTCGGTATAAATGTGATTGATATAATTTTTTGTCGTAATCTGCCATAGTTTATTGAAATTTTATTAAATTTGTATCCTCGGTGATAATCGTTTCCCCAGACGGCATTATCATAAGGTTTGTTTTACTGGTTCGGCCATTTATTTTAACTTCATAGCCAAAGCAGTATACTGTAAAGAATATATCGTTATCCGTCCCCATATTCAAGCGAGTCCGTTTATAAAAATGGATAAGTTTCATCTTCTCCGGGTTAAATAATAAGGTATAACAGGGCTTTTCTTCGTGAACCATCTTAAAATAATGAAGTTTACTTTGGTCAATTTCCTTGAACTGATGAAAAATACCGTCATCTCCGAACTGTTTTAATTCTGTTCCATCACTATAAACCACTTCCCAGCACCAAGTTTCCTTATCCCCGGCGTCTATCCACTCACCATCACGATTAAATTTGTATTTCATTGTATTGTTGTTTTGTCCCATTGTATTGGATTATTTAATTTTTAACTGTTTGCTTTACCTCTTGCCAGAGCGGACTCTGATATTTTTTTATAATTTGGATCTAATTTGATTTGATGTTTGATATTTGTTGGCTTAAAACCGGTAGAGCAAATATGTTCTAAATATTCCTCGGTAGTCTTAAACTCTTTTTTACAAATTGAGCAAATGTCCATATTAGGCGGTTTCGTCATATTGATAATTCATTGTGCTGGTAGATCCGGCAATATCACCGGCGTCAGTTATGATTTGGTGAACCAAATAGTCAGAATAACCGGCGGCAGTCAATGAAGTTACCAAATCTCCACCAATTCCCAAGTTAGCAGATCCGGGAGTTGAAGTTGGCATAGCATTATCAACATCAGCAATTGAAGAAGTAGCTGGAGTAGCATAGGATTTGGCCGAATAATTAGTGGTCGTCCCGGCATTGGTAACGTGAGTCGCCGATCCACCCAAAGCACCAGTCCTCCAAATTTTTAGATTATTGATAGCTGAAGAAGTCCCAATGTCGGTACAATGTATTCTCTGATATTTAGCATATGTTCTACTACCGGGAGTGATAGGGTAGGCGACCGGATCAAGATTGACGGCGTCTGTATTACCCATATTGGTATTTGTGATGTTGTGGGAAACTGTCTCACCAGCTCCGTTACTTTCGCAGATTTCAATTGTTGCGGCGGCCATATTTTTTTATATTTTAATTTATAAACTTTGTAATACTAATTTTTTCCAGTTAGCGTCAGCGATTGTGTTAGCGGCAATTGCCACATATAGGTTAGTAGCGTCTGCTACTAATTGCCATTGTGAGCCAACTGTTCCATCTACGCCTCCAGAGAGAGCAGTAGCCGCACCAGCCCAAGAGCCATCAGCCAAAGTTTCGGCAACGGCGGTTGAGTTTCCAACTACACCCTTGATCAAATTAGTGGCAGTCATTGTAGCGGCACTTGCCTTAACGGCGGTAGCTAGAGGATTGGCAACTGTTCCAGTTCCGTATTTTGAAGTATCTACTCCGGCGGTAATGGCTAAAACCAAATTATCTATTGAAGCCTCTGTATCCCCACCGATCAAAACGTCATTGGCGGCTTGAGCGTCAATACCACCGGTTAAGGTAGCCGCACCCCAAGTAGCGTGAGTAGCAGTTCCGGCGGTATCGTATTCGTTTCCTAAGAAACCAACGGAGTCATAAGTAACCAGCATTGTGTCAGCAGTAGCTTTAGTAGCGGTGACTGCTCCTTGAGAGACAGTTCCAACCGAATATTCAACTCCCTCTGTTCCAGATCCCTCAATTGCGGCAATCAAATTATCCATTGAGGCCTCGGTTGTAGTAGCGGCAATCAAAACTTCATTAGCGACCGTTGGAGCGGCACTAAAAGCGGACTTGAAAGTATAGGTGGTCATCCCCATCAAGACAGTATCGCCATCGTGAGGTTGATCAGTATTCATTGTCAGAGTTCCGGTGGCGGCAACTCCAGCACCGAGAGCCGATATAAAACGGTAGACGTTACTTCCAACAGTTACAGTAGCTTTGTTAATAGGATTTGTCCCGATAGTTAAAACTTTACTAGCGGCAACGGCATTAACCGGAGTTCCACCAGTTGCGTTAGTTACATCAAGACCGATAGCAGTTTTGACTTCCGCACTAGTACAGGCTTTTGGTACACCAGTTCCGGAAGCAACTCTTCCAATAAATGTTTGTGTAGCAATATCGGCAAGTTTAGCCATAGTTACCGCACCATCATCAATATCGGCAGTTCCGGCTTGATCTACTAAGTTCCAAGTTGCGGAAGTTGTTGATCCGGTGTTGGTATAAAGTCCATTGGCGGCGGCGTCAGTCTTAATAAAGGTAGCATTTTTGGCAAATCCGGAATATCCGGTAGGTACGGTCAAACCGGAAGCGGCTAAAATATTTCCATCAACGTCAACACTTATAACCTGATTGGTTAAATAAGGAGTTAAGGCGGTCAAAAAGGCAGTTTGATTAGCAGTTCTATCCGCTACCGCAATAGCCTCTAAATAATCAATTTTGCTCTGTGTCTTTAACGGTAGATCAGATTTTAGCTCAAAGGTTGCCATTTTATAGTTTTTTAATATTTAATTAGTTTACTCACATAGGGGGAGAGCCATCTCTCCCCCCGGTCAATCAACTAATGACTAAATGTAGAGAAGAGCCATAGCACCGGCTTTTCGTCTTTCGTCTACGACTTTCGCACCGTAGATATTCAAGCCCTTGTAGGCTTTACCGAAATCACCGATTAGATCTTCAATACCGGTTTCAACCCAACCCATAGCAAAGGTCAACCAGCTCTTGTGGATAGCAAGAACCTGATAGCCGTCAGTATTATCACCAGCGACTTGGTTGCTCATATAAAGTTGGAAACCTGCGACCATACCCATAAAACCTTTTTGGACTGCTTCGTAAGCGGTTGGTACTGCTGGGATCAATTCTGTTCCCTGTAATACGATTGCCATTAAGGCTGGAGGTAAGATTAAGAAACGATCACTTTGTGGGATTTGAGCTTCATCAAGTTTTTGCTTGAGGGCTAAAATTTGTCCATAGATAAGTGATTTGCTGGTTTGGACTTTAGCGGCCGCTTCAACTACATAAGAAGCACCGGCGATTGCTCCACCGGAATAAGCGGAAGTTAGATCATCCGAGTCATTTTCAATGACACCCTCGGTCGTGCTAGATACGGATTTAACCCGATACCAAGCGGAGTGACCAACGGCTTTTATGCCTTTACCAACCCAAGCGGAAGTAACAGGAGTACCACCAGAAACCACAAAAGCACCAGAAGTTACGGTGATTGTGATTGTGGTAGCGTCGTCTATATTAGTACCGACACGATTACCAGCCGCTACATCTCCACCGAAACTCAAAACGTATGAGTCAATTTCTTGAGCCAATGTTTTTGCCAAAGTAGAAACTAAAGTACCATCTGGATTTTTGATCCAAGAGTGAAATCTTTGGAGAGATTGGATTTTGAAGTAGTATGCTTTCTGTTGGTCTGTTTGAAGAACACCAACGCTTTCGGTCACGTCATCAGCAGTAAGAGCCGATCCGACGTAGTTTTTAAGAGCGACTGCTCCGAAAGTTAAAATATTAAGATAGGACAGTTTATCTTTGATCTCACCCTCATAATCCTGATTGGTGATGTCCATAGCAATAGACTGCTCAAAGAAAAGGGAAATTACTTTTTGGCTGAACCCTTGTGCCAAAGTTGTAGCA